GACGAAGACCGTCAGCTCGACGAAAAGTACGGCTTCCACACTTGCCCCAGCTGTGGCGTGCACCTCAGCAACGGCGTGCTCTGGGACGGATGCGAATTCAACCCCGGTGAAATCTACCGCACCGAAACTCACCAGTACGAATGCCAAGGATGCGGACACAACTTCGGAAAGCCCAAAAAGGCCAAAAGCGGGCTGCGCAGCACGGCGGTTGCCGAAAGCTGGAACGACGAAGTTGTGGCCTCCAAGCGTTCACGCCGCGATTCTGTGCTCGTTGACGGCGTCGAATTTCGCTCCGTCAAGGCCGCCTTCGTCCATCTGAACCTCCCGCTCGCCAAGCACATACGCTTCCGCATGTCGCTCAAAGAACTTGGGTCTGACACATTCGGATTCGACGGAGTTTTGTACAATTTCAAAATCGCCTGAACCTAAAACAACCGGGGGAGACCCTCTCCCCCAAAAACTCAGAATCACAAATGCTAAAAACAATTTCAGATTACGTCAAGATGGCCGAAAGGGTCGTCGACTTCGCCAAAATCACGTGGACAAGCCAAGCGCCGATGGGCTGGCGTTCTCTCGTCGGCGGATTCCTCGGAGACAAGTCAATAGCCGTCTACGACGATGCCAAAGGCCACAACTCCGTTATGCTCGGCCGCGTTGAAGTTACGCTCTACACAAACAAAATCACCTTGCCTTTGACCGACACGCACGCTCTTGGCGAGGAGCTCAAGGAGCTGGTCAGAGTGTTCGATAAATTCGTCAACGCAAACTTCCAGGAGAACGCAAAATGAATGTCACACTAATCAATCACACCCACAACGCAGAACGGCTCCTGGTCCTGACGAAATCCACCCGGCTGTTAATGAACGAAGAATTGTTGGAGAAGGTTGGCAGGATGTCCAATGAAGAAGTGGACTCAGAACTCGACTATATGGCCAGCACCGTACCCAGCAGTTGGGAGTTCGTTGACTATACATTCCTCATCGAGGGGGTGAGCAGAGCATTCACGCATCAGTTTGTTCGCACCCGTAGCGGTTCTTATGCGCAGCAGACAATGCGCGTGCTCGAAATGGGTGAGTTCGACTACGTGCACACCCGCCGCAACGCCGCCGACGTCAACGCCATGGCCATCATCCACCGCACCAACGCCGTCATCAAAGAAGCCTACAACGAGTTGTTGCGCATAGGTCAGCCTCCGGAGGACGCTCGCGGCATCCTACCCACCAACATCTCCACCAACATCGTCGCCAAGTTCAATTTGCGCTCATTCGTCGACTTGGCCAAAAGCCGCTCCGGAGGCCGCACACAGGGCGAGTACAGGGATGTTGTCGGGAAGATGGTTGATGAGGTTTTGACCGTGCACCCATGGGCTGAGAAGTTCATCTTTGTTCAAGGTCGCGACCACTACTCAGACATTGAGGCGTTCGCCGAACGGGAATATGCCGACGACCTCAAGAAAAAAGGTGAGCTGCTCAAAATCGTCGACAAAATGCGCAAGGAGGAAAAGTGAGCACAATCATACTCGACCTCGACAACTGCATCAGCGACGACGGATGGCGCATAAGGCACATCGACTGGTCGCAGGAAGGCCCGGCTGACCGTTACCGCAAGTACCATGAGCTGTCTGGGTTCGACTCCTACGAAAATCGTGACCTTTACGTCAACACAAAGCACGACCTCGTCGTGCTGACGGCTCGCCCTGACTGTTACCGGGCCGTGACCATGGAGTGGTTGCACCGGGCCGGCATTTCCCCGAAGGCGTTGATGATGCGCATCCAAGGCGACCACAGGCCGTCTAGCGAGCTGAAGAAAAATCAGGTGATGACGATGATGGCTCTCGGCATGACGCCGGGAGACGTTGAATGTGCTTACGACGACCGCCAGGACGTTGTCGACATGTATTTTTCGCTGGGAATCATGGCCGAAAGGCGGTGGATCCACGATTTATGTGCTTACACAAACCCAATAAACAGGAGAGAAACAAGATGAATGCTGCTGAAATTCTCGAAAGTATGGCCGATACTTTCCGGGAGCGGAACAAAGTTTACGGCGACAACTACAAGCTCGTCGGAGACGTAATGAAGGCGCTTTTTCCTCAAGGAGTCGTGCTCAAGACGGCTGAGGACTTCAACCGTTGGCATCTTTTTGAGCTGCAGATTGTCAAACTCACGCGCTTTGCAGTGAGCGGCTTGGTGCACAAGGACAGCATTCACGACGAAGCTGTGTACGCGGCCATGGTCGAAAGCCTCATAACCGAAAGCACGCATCCGTTGCGCGGTGACGTCACCGACGGAACGCCGCTATTTTCATCAACCTGCAAATGCAAAAACAATGAGTAAGATTTTAATTACCGGTTCGAACAACGGCCTCGGACGCGCCATTTTCAATGCTCTGCGCGACAGCGGCCACGAAGTTATTGGCTACGATATTGAAGACGGCTTGGACGTTCGCAATCCGAAAATCATCACACACGACATTGACGTGCTCATCAACAACGCCGGCGTAAACTTGATCGACTGGCTCCCGAACTTCTCCGAAGCAAAGTGGGATGAAGTCATGGACACCAACGCAAAGGGTATATTCTTGATGACACAAGCCTACCTGCCCCAGCTCATCAAGAATTCAGGCACCGTTCTGAACATCGTCAGCAACGCCGCCCACATGCCTATGACGTGCTCGCTCGCTTACAACGCAAGCAAGGGCGCAGCGCACATCATGACCAAGCAGCTGGCTCGCGAACTCACCAAGCAGCACGGAATCACTGTGTTCGGCATTGCGCCCAACAAGCTCGGAGGGACAATCATGAGCGACAAGATTGACGAACAGGTTGTCGCCACACGCTCCTGGACCAAGGAATATGCGCACCAATACCAGATTAACGGTCTGCTGACCGGTGAAGAGACCCCTCCGGAGGCCGTTGCGGAGTTCATAGTGTACCTGCTTCACGACAAAGACCACCACAAATTCCTGACGGGGTGTATCCTCCCCTACGGAGCTTAATCAACAAAAACACAAGACAAAGATGAAATTCTTCATTGAACAGATTGCAATTTGCCCCAAGGACCCCAAAGCGGCCAAGGAACTTTTGGAAGCCATCGGCGCTACCGACTGGTCCGAAGACCACGTCAATGCCAAGGGCACCGTGTACGGAGACAACGGCTCAAACGAAGCTGACTTGTCGTTCAACTACGACATTTTCGATGGCAAGGAATTCGAGGTGTTGAATTACACCGAAGGCAACAACTGGATGGCACGGCCGGATAGGTTCAACAGCGTTAGTCACCTCGGGATGCATTGCTCCGCCGAAGACCTGATGCGTTGGCGTCAGTTTTTCATTGAACGCAACATCCCCGTTGCCCAGGAGGTATTTACTCAAAGCCACACGAACCCGGTCATCGCAGGCAAGCGCTCGTACAACTACGTCATCTTCGACACCAAGGGCATCTTGGGCGTTGACTTGAAATTCATCGTGCGCATTGACGCTTAACTTTCACAACTCGCCCCGTTGAAGGGGCGAGTTAAAAATCAGAACCAAAATGAAGCACTATATCATTTTAACGCTTATGTTGGTCGGGGGTGCAGCATACGCAACTTTGGTCAATGGAGACGCGATCGTTATTCAGGACGTGATTACGTTGGCACGGATGTCGTTCGGTTGGTTGTGGAGGGCCTGCGTCGTCGCGCTTGTCGTCACTTTAACGTTCTTGATGGTATACAACAACAAGGAGGAGAAATGAAATTAACAGACGC